CTGGCCTCCTAAGGCCGGGCAAGCCACTACGGATCGTGGAGGAGATTTCTCCTCGATAAAGATTGATTATGAGAACCATACACCGGGGATTTTCGAATCCACGATTGAGTATGGGCAATCATATATAGGACCTGCTTGGCCCTTCAATCCTTATCTCGCTATAACCTCGATCAATGACGTGAAACCCCCTTCTAGCGCTACGCTAGACCAAAAGGGGTCTTCTGCCATTGCAAAGGTTATACCGACCAATCCAGTAGCCGACGCAGGAACTTTCATCGGAGAGCTTAAGGAAGGATTACCTAAAGCTGTAGGCCGAGAGCTTCTCAAGTCCAAGTTCAAAGACTACCGTAAGGTAGGATCTGAGTACTTGAACGTCGAGTTTGGCTGGAAGCCTATTGTCTCCGATATTCAGAAATTCGCAAAAGCTACTCAAGAGTCTGAAAAGATTCTTGAACAGCTTCATCGCGACTCTGGAAAGAACATACGCCGGAAATACCGTTTCCCACGTGAAACAACCACCGTGGAGAATAAGTTTGAGAACCGTTATTGTTGGGTTCCAACAGACGGTGCTCTTAGCACTTATCTCTACGATGGCGCCGGGACTCTTACGGTCAACACCAAAACGGAAGTTGACACGTGGTTTTCGGGATGCTTCACCTACCATCTTGACCTAGGCAATACGCTTAGGGACAGGATTAGTAGGGTGGCTGCCGAGTCAAGGAAGCTATACGGTGTCGAGCTAACGCCCGAGACTGTATGGAACCTTGCACCCTGGAGTTGGGCTGTCGATTGGGAAGGGAATATTGGGGATGTTCTCCACAATGTTTCACGCTTCTCTCAGGATGGCCTGGTAATGCGTTACGGGTATATCATGCAAGAGATAACTCTTACACGTACCTATACTCTGAGTCGCGGCGGTATTAAAACCGCTAAAAGCAACTCAGACCTCTCAATGACCGTGAAGGTTACTTCTAAGTCAAGAAAGAGGGCAACCCCATTTGGTTTCGGCTTTGATCTGACCGCCCTAACCGGGCGGCAGACGGCCATTCTAGGGGCCTTGGGAATATCCCGTGGCCCTAGGGGTTAGTAAACTAACCCTGGCTTCAGCACACTCTTACAAAGGGTCGTGCTGAGGTGACATTGCATCGTTACAACGATGCGTCAACTCAACCGAAAAGAGTAATGCCATGTCATTTGCAGATCCCCAGTCCGTTACTGTCAACGCGGTCGCAATTTCCCTGCCTCGTACAAGCTCCGGAGTAAATTCCGGTGTCTTTACGAGTGCTGATGGAAATTCGCGACTGTCCGTCGCGCATGCCTATGGCAAGCGCACTCGACGGACAATCCGCCTCGACAGTTCGAAGGTAGCTGCCGATCCTCTGCTTCCCTCGCAGAACGTCAAGTTGTCCAACAGTGTTTATCTGGTGGTTGACGCTCCTATCGCGGGATTCACGAACACGGAGCTCAAGCAGTATGTTGACGGCTTCTTGGCCGCACTCACTGCTTCTTCGGGTGCTAAGATCACGCAGCTTTTGGGCGGCGAGAACTAGCACTGGACTTCTTTTAAGAGTCTGTATTAACGCATGGCTATGGAAGCTCGAACTCTATTTAAGGAGACGGCTTGAAAAGCCTTACGTTACTCTGGCAGGAAGTAGCAAGTGAACTCGCTACTTGGTGTTGCACCAGCACCAGCCGTGACTTTGAAACAGTCACGGCTCGCGTCAAACATGAAGGTGATGAGTTTTTAACCATCACCCTACCCAACTTCTGTACAGACTTCCAAAAAAGTCTTGTTGAAGGTAGGGTAGATCGCAACCAGTTTCAAGGCTTTGCCTTTACTGGTAGTCTCCCCCGATTCCTCGGAGGTTTCTTCGATCTTGTGTTTGACCGTGGAACTGGTCTTCTTCTTGATTGTCCGTCAATAGACGCAATCTATTCAATACGTCAGCTTACGCTGATGTTTGGCAAGATCCTTCTACCGTGCAGTGATGCACGAGAAAGAGCGGCTATTGATGGATATCTCAAGTGTGAGCAGTCAGTTAAAGACGCGGACGCTCGACGAGGACCTCAAGAAATTGAGGACTTCCATCGAGTCTCGCGTCTACTTTGGGCTGATCTCTTTGCAGCAGTGGATAACTCCGTTGCTGCGTATGAGATTCTCCCTAAGCACGGACCCGGTGCCACCGCTGATCGACTTAAGGGTAACCAAAAGTTCAATCAGACCGAGTGGACCGAACGGCTCGAGAAAGTGTTCCCAGCGGGTAAGTTTTTACTCCCGAATTGGTCACACTTCTCTGACCTTGACCGTATTAACTGGCTCGAACCCGGAGCAGAGAGACCCGTTAGGGTCATCACTGTTCCTAAAACGCTCAAAACACCCCGAATAATTGCAGTTGAGCCAACTGCTATGCAATATGCACAGCAAGGCTTGCTGGAAGCATTCGAGAAAGCGATCGAGGCAAATGACAATGCCCGACACTTTATCCAATGGAAGAGCAATGTTCCTAACCAGGAGCTTGCTCGACTTGGTTCCCTCTTCGGGGAGCTAGCTACACTCGACCTGAGTGAAGCATCGGATCGTGTTTCGAATCAGCTTGTTAAGACCATGTTGCTGAATCATCCTCACCTAGGTGAGGCTGTGGATGCGACTAGGTCCCGTAAGGCTGAAGTTCCTTGTCACGACGGAAAGAAAATCATCCGACTGGCAAAGTTCGCGTCTATGGGTTCAGCACTCTGCTTTCCCATGGAATCATTAGTCTTTATGACTGTGATATTCCTAGGGATTGAAGATGTGCTAAGGAGACCACTGACCCAAGATGACCTTAAGTCATTTAGGGGCCAGGTGCGCGTTTACGGAGACGATATCATTGTCCCCGTAAAATATGTGCGTTCTGTCGTTGGCAGACTTGAAACTTTTGGGTTCAAAGTGAATGCCAGCAAGTCTTTCTGGAGTGGAAACTTCAGAGAGTCTTGCGGAAAGGA